TTTTGCTTCTTGTCTATAAGCTACTGCAAGCATTCTAAACGCATCTGCGGGGTGTGAGCACCAGTCATGGCGTGGAGTTTGACGAAAAGTTTTCTTGTCTTCATCGTATTCACGCTGATATTGCCTTAACGCTTCCAAGCCCTCATCGCATCTGGAGTCAAAGTAACAGATGGGCAGAATCATCCGCACCGCTTGGATGCCGTCCTGTATGCCAATCTCAGGCACTATCGCCAGTTTGCTCATGCCACCCAGATGTGCAGCCAATTGCTCAACAATTGATTTACCGCCCGAGGCCAAGGTTTTGGCTCTAGCATCATGCGGTAGGTGGTGGCGGGTGTATCGGTAACCCTTGGCTATGACTGCATCACAGATTTCCTCAATGCTTGCGCCACTTACAGCGTAGTAGTCCATTACCCTGATCTCACCCCGCACTACCTGATACCACCAAATGGCGGTGTCGTCTCGGTAACCTAAGTCCCATGCGGTAAATACTGGCGAGTCAGGCTCAAACGGTAGCTCACAAATCCTGCCCTCATCATCAGCGAGGCGCATCTCTTGCCCAAAGAACGCCCCAAGGATGGCGGCATCAAAGCTGCACTCGTATTCTTGGTCGTACTGGTCTTGGCTTAACTGAGACCGAGCCGCTTGCAATTCTGAGTCTGGCAACAACTTGGACACTGATGCCGGTAGGCGTAGCAGAAACCAATCTGGCACGACTTGGCTCACCTTGTAGATGTCGTGAAACTGATTTTTGCCCTTTGGCGTACCACCAAAGACCGCCCAGCCAAGCCGGTCTGACAATGTTGGTCGAATGACGTTACCCCACACGCTGGGCTTAAAGTCACCGTATTCGTCAAGGTATACGCCGTTAAATCCTAAGCCTCGCATGGCATCTGCGTTGTCTGAGCCAAACAGCATGATCTTTGCGCCATTTAGCAGCTCTACCGCTAAGTCTGATTCATTGGTGGTTTTAGTAATTGGCGCGGCGTAATGCTTAATATAGTCCCACGCCACTCGTTTAGCTTGGCTGCGAAATGGGGCTATATAAGCATATTGCGCCCCTCTATGACCCTCGGTGATGGCTCGTTTGATTAGGTCATTGATTGCCGCCACGGTCTTGCCAGCCCTACGGTGGGCAACCAAACACGACCAACGTTCAGTTCTATTGTGGAAAGGCATAAATGCTTCCCGCGGGCTATACGGCAGTATTATTTCCCTGCTGCCCACTTGATCACCAAGTCTTGACCCTCTGCGCCTGTGATCTCTTGCTTAACGGTTTCAGCCCAGCGCATCTGCGTCTTTGTCCACCAAATCAATGCGGTAGTGTCGCCCCCTGTGGCTTTACCAAACAGCGTCTTGGCTATTTGTCCGTTGGCTTTGGCCTTACCTAAGTCCAACTCGGTGCGGTAATACTTGCGTAAAGTCTTGTCGTCTATACCCACAAGAATAGCTATTTGCTCATGAGGCAAACCTAATCCGCTGGTGCTTTCAACCATTCTGCGGGTCTCATCGGTTGGCTTATGAGCCTTTTGTGGGATTAGTGCCATCTTTTATATAGGGGAACTCGTTAAGCTGTTACGGTGGATTCTAACAACAATACGGCTTTCTTACCTGTAAAGTCTTCCCACCGCTTAACTATCACATCGCAATACTTGGGGTCAAGCTCCATTAGTCTGGCGTGGCGACCATGCTTTTCAGCCGCCAACATAGTTGTACCACTTCCACCAAACAAATCTAAAACAATGTCGCCACCTTTTGTATTATTAAGCATTTGATACTCAAACAAGGCAACTGGTTTCATTGTTGGGTGTTCTCCGTTTCGGCTGGGCTTATCAAATTCCAAAATGGTAGTTTGCTTACGGTCTGCCGCCCAAAGGTGTCCAGCACCGTCTTTCCACCCATATAGACAAGGCTCGTGCTTCCAGTGGTAGTCTTGCCGCCCCATGACCAAACTGGACTTCTTCCATATTAAGCATTGACGAACAGTCCAGCCAGCATCAACGCAAGCACCTCTGAAATTTAATCCTTCACTATCAGCGTGCCAAATGTAAAAAACTGCGCCAGCTTTCATCACTAAGTCAGCGGTAACAAATGCATCTCTTAAAAACTGACGAAACTGATCGTTTGCCATGTTGTCGTTTTTAATGATCAGTTTTTCCTTTGTGCCGCCTTCATAAGCAACGTTGTAAGGTGGGTCAGTTAACAGCATATCTACCCCCCCCCCGCTTGTAAGTTTCGTGACAGCATCTATGCTAGTGCTATCGCCACACATTAATCGATGGTTGCCCAATTGGTAAATGTCGCCTAACTTGGTGGTTGGCTCATCAGGTACATCAGGAACAGCGTCCTCGTCTGTTAAGCCCTCAATGACTTCAGGCTCAAGCAATGCGCTTAACTCTTTGGGGTCAAAGCCCAGCAATTCCAGCGCAAAACCGTCTGCCAGTAAGTCGTTAAGCTCAATGGTTAGCAGCTCGTTGTCCCAGCCAGCGTTAAGCGCCAGGCGGTTGTCGGCAATGATGTAGGCTTTCTTTTGGGTTTCTGTTAAGTCTGCCAGCTCAATGGTGGGTACTTCCTTGTAGCCCAGCTTCCTTGCCGCCATTAGCCTGCCGTGGCCGGCAATGATGCTGTTGTCGCCATCCACCAGTATTGGGTTAGTCCAACCAAACTCTTTTATGCTTGCCGCTATTTGTGCCACTTGCTCATCGCTGTGGGTGCGGCTGTTGTTAATGTAAGGAATCAGGCTGTCAACCTTTTTCTGGGTAATCTTCATTCGCTTGGCATCGGATATCGCAATTCTTGCGGGGTTGCAAATGGGCTTTGACCTGCACCGATTCGTTGCTGGGCATATTCTTGCGCTTTTTTGTATATTTCGGGCGTTGGCTCTATGCCCATTCTTAACAGGTCAATTTCTTGTTTGTTAAGGGTCGGCACTAACAATGGGTGCGACACCATTTTGCCGTCTTGTTCATAGGCGCTTGAAAACTCGGTCATTGCCCCGCCTTGGTTTACAGGTATCTCACCAAAGAAACCTTTGCCTTTCAATGTGCCATCAGTTATGTTTTGTCCGGTCTCCAAATACCTTGCGCCAGACAAGCCAGGCTCACGGCTAAGGGCTTGGGCTAACAAACTGTAATCAGGCATCGGCTACCTCTTTCATTTTGATCAGGCCGTTAAGCATTCTGCTCTTGGTGTTATGCCATTGCTTGCTAAAGTCGCAATCTTGGTAATGCTCAAACTCAGGTATGCCCAGCGTGTAATGAGCAATTCTGGCGTTTTTGTTGTCTTGCTCGCCCACCAATACGTTCCATTCTTTCGGTAGCTCACCGATAAGTGAATCGGGCAACCAACCGAAACGGTGTAAGTCTGAGCCGCTGTGGTCGTCCACAAAGTCAGGTGTCAGCACTCGGTTTCTTGGGTGGTCGCAATTCCAAAGTATTAAACTTGACCAGTTCTTTCGGGGATAGTCCCGATTCGCTGCTTCCATTGGTGTACCGATATATTTCCTTGGGTGCTTGGTCTGATATTCATGCTTGACCACCTGCACCGCCTTGGTTGGGTCAAACAGCTTGGCAAGGTCATCAATGTTAGACAGCATCAGCATATCGCTGGCATCCATAAATATCGCTCTGCCGGTGAATTTGGTGAAGTAGGGTACAAGAAACCGCTGATAAGTAAATGCGTTTGTGCCGTCCCGCTGTGTACCGTATAACGGTGTTATGGCGACCGGCTCGCTAGTGCGCTCAATCAGGCTCTGGCAGAACACATGGTAGCCAATAGCCTCCCGAGGGTCATAGCCAGCGAATATCCTGATCATTTGAATGAAAGTAGATAGATTGTGCTGTCAACCAATGCGGCAATCTCATCCACAATGTTTTGCAAATGGCTGTCGTCTGGCAAAGCATCACGGTTTTTTTCAATGTAAGTTTTGATGCTGGTCATGTACTTAACAGGGTCTTTGGCGTTGTGAAAGTTCTCAGGGAAATCCTTGATCTTTTCGTAACAGCCTGAGTACGCTTCTGCGTAACTATCAGCCAAATCAACAATGGCTGGGTAGTATTTACCCAAAGCCTTATGCGTGGCGTATGAATCGGTGCTTAGGTGCATGAAATGCGTCACCGTAGAGCTGTGAAACAGCGTGGAAATAAAGTCGGCAACGTCTTTTTTCATGGTTATCCTAAAAAAGGCAGGGGTCAATGCCCCTGCTAAGGAGACAACTGCACATCAATTGTAAACGCTGGAATAGGTAAGTCAACAGGCCACAATCCCGCTTGGGTTAACGCATGAACCGTCCCCATGTGTGCCGCCAACCACTTTTTTTGCCGTTCCTCTTTGCTTAACTCTTTGCCTTGGTCAATCTCGTAATGGCATTTGAGGCACAACGCAGCCACCAAATTGTCGTCAGCTTTAACGCCCCGACCCTTACCGCCGCCCCAGTTTGTGTGCGCCGCTTGCACCATGTTGCCCGACCCGCAAGCTTGGCAGTCAAGACTTGCCACCAGTTTCAGTAGTTTTTTTGATCTGACGTACTCGTGTTTTTGAAACAATTATTGTCTCCAATGTGGTGAATCGGTGCTCGTTCGCGCATTCCAGCCGCCGCCTGCGCGTGTTGCCGATGCTTGTTCGGGTTTCTTTGACTATCGTCCATGTGCCGCACACTGGGCATTTCATTCCTCAAACGCTCTAAACTTAACGCCTTGCTGCGCCCCAAACATGGTACTTAACTCAATCAGCTCGTTCATCTCTGCCACGCTCATTTTGCTGGTTCTTGCGCCAATGACCACAAACCCGCCCTCAATGCCAGGCACGATCTTTTGCTTTTTCAGCGCAGCCGTTAACACATCTTTCCATTCTTCTTTGTGTAGCTTTTGACCGTACCAAACCACTTGCTGGGCAATGTCCTCAAGGTTTGCCCACATTAGCCGGTTTTGCTCAAGGCTTCTCACTTAATCACCCCAATCATTCTCAAAGCCGCATTAGGACTGTCTACAACCACCAATGCGCCCCCTTTCCAGCTTCCATGCCACCTTAGCTGGTCTTCGGTCAAAAGTCGCGCAGACGGCGGTTTAAAGCCGTCCTTAACTTCCATAAGGAGGGTTTGGCCTTTATAGCCCACCAGCAAATCAGGAACACCCTTGCCAACACCAGCCAGAGACTGCACCGTAGCGCCAGCCGCTCGTAGCGCCGTGACCACCGCCTCTTGATTTGCATCAATTTTTGCCGCCCTCATTGTTCATTCTCCTGCGTAGGTCATCAGCCGCGGCTTTACCTCGGCGTTTTTCAATATCGTCAATCGTTCTTTGCCACCAAGCGTAGGCTTCTCTCTTGCCAACCGCCTTGATTTTCGTTTTGTACCGTCTGATCCAATCCCTCGCTTCCATCGTTTGCAAGGTCTCCTGTATCTTTAAGCGCTGATCGGATGACTGATTGGCTAAATTGTTCGCCGTCTTTAAGTCGGCTAAGAATTGAATTGGCAATTTTTCTGTGCTCATGGTTCATCTGCGACCCCGCAACGCATCAAGCCTGGCTTTTACGTCAGCAGGCATCGGCACAGCTCTGGCTCGGTCTTCTGCCAGTTTGTCCAAAATGTTGATGGTTTTTTTAACTTCAGGTATTTCAGCGCCATCCCAACGCCGTTGATTAAGGTAAACAGCGGGTGAGGGTATGTAAGCTCCACCGTCTTTGCGCCACTGATCGGTGGTTTTCATCCACTCAATGTGCTTAATTATTTGGTCAGCACAGCTATCACAATAATACTTTTCCCACCGCTTCAAGCAATCAGATTTGCCGCCCTTTCGGGTACTGGTAGGCCATGCAGCCCAGAATAGTTCAAAGTTTGTCATCTTCTCTCCCTTATTGCCTTTTGGTGAATGTTGGAGCAAAGCACAGCCTTACCGTGGTCAAAACCAAAGTTCGCCTGTGCTTCGATGCTTGCCTTTCGGAGCCATGTCATCGCTTCGCACTGTCCCAGACTGTTTCAACCACCGCGCTCTAGGACTAAGCCCACGCTCCCCGATCTGGTCTGCTCGTGTATTGGGGTATCTCAAACGCAACCACTGACGTACCGCATTGCGCTGTCCAAAAGCAAAAACCCCGCAAGATGCTCTGTGGTCTTGGTTCTTGGCGAGAACAACAGCAAGGCGATTGAACTGAGTCAAAAGACTCGCTTGCTGTCTGTCAAGACCACACAGAAACCTGCGGGGTTCTAAACTCAGTTCATCGCCTAGATGCCACTCTAGACGGTTTGGATTATACATGATTTTGTTAAGCTGTAAACCACTGTGGTCGCAAATCTTTAAGTCTTCGCAATTGCAGCTCAGGAACAGCTACCCACTGGCAAACCGCCGACCGGCTTATGTTCAATAGTCGCGCAAGCTCAGCCTGTGAGCCTGCCAACTGGGTTAATTGCTGTTTTGTCATGCGGGCATTGTAAAGGTAGATTAACAATTTAGCTACATTAGGGAAAACACCTACAAATAATCCTTGACTGTTTGTTTAGTTACCTTAACATACGCCCATGCCCCAGCAATTTCGCATAGGGTCTTTTAGGAGTAAATATGAAACACATCGAAACGCTACCGTATAACGATGCCCGCATCATGGTCGATACCGGCCTTGAACATCTGGCAATTGAATACGCCGACTTAGCCTCAACTGTTGACTGCTATTTTTGCCCTGTCAGCGGCAATTTGTGGCATTGCTACCTTGGTCAACATGACCTTTACAACGTGCTTGCGCCAGCAGTCATTGCCGAATTAGAGCGCGAATTTGCCCCCTACAGCCACTATGAAAGCCACGACTATGTTTGAAATTGAGAAATACAAAAAACCCACCGATTGGGCGCAAGTCGCCCTCTGGATCGTATCGGTTGTTGCCATCGTGGTAGTTTTGTTTGACCTTTTTGTTTGGAGACCGTAATGAAATACGCATTTTTACTGCTGGCGCTGGTGGGTTGCAGCCACTTTACCGAAACAAAACTTACTGAACAAGAGCTGATCATGGACAAACAAATTCAGCCAATGGGCAGAAATGAGGTAATAGACGCAATCAAGCAGTGTGAAAAGAATGGCCTCAGAGCCATCACAATTTACGGTAAACGCAAGATCAAT